AGGAGACCACTCTCCCCAAGTACTTACTTCGCAATCTTGTGATACAGACTCAAATATTGGCATTGGTGTGGGCAATTGTCCAACAATTGGTTCTTCGCAAGGTTTTGTTTCTATTAATTCTGGACATACTTTACCTCCGTTAGACATCAGTTTAATTATAGTTCTAGTTCTATTACTTTGCCCGTTTTGACAAGGAGACCACTCTCCCCAAGCACTTACTTCGCAATCTTGTGATACAGACTCAAATGCTGGCATTGGTCCAACAATTGGTTCTTCGCAAGTTTTTGTTTCTGTTAATTCTGGACATGCTTGACCTCCGTTAGACATAGGTGTAGTTATAGTTCTAGTTCTATTACTTTGTCCATTTTGACACTCTGACCACTCTCCCCAATCACTTACCTCGCAATTTTGACAACTTCGTGTTTCTTTTAAAGATGGACAAGATTCTCCCCCAAAAGCCGCATATTGTGTTATAATTCTTTTTCTGTCTTGTTTATTATCTATACATTTTGACCATTCATTCCAGTTACCGACTTCGCAATTTTTTTTAATATTTCTAAAATATACAATTATAACAGCTATAATTATTATAATTAAAAATATAGATAATATCATTTATTATATATACTCAAGAAAATTTATTATTGTTATTTACAAATTTTTTCACCAGATTTATATAATTTTTGCAAATATAACCAAATATACGCTTTTTGATTATCTGTTATATTATTTGATAACCATAAATCTTTAATTTTTAAAACCAATCCATTATCGCTTTGTGACAAATTTGATAATTCTAAATTATTTTCATAATCCAAAAAAAATTTTTCATTACAATCAAACAAATGTTGTTTATAGGGTTTAACCGATAATATAAATTGTTCAACTACTAATCTTGGATTACTTTTTTTAACAAAATCAATAGCTGTTTTGATCAATATAATATCAGATTTATATAATACAAAATTTGTTTCTAAAAATACAAAAAATTGTTCTAATAAATCATGAAAAATCTTAATTTGTATTATACTATTCATTCTTAATTTATATAAAAAAATAAACTTTAAATTAAAACGTGCGTTAATAGATAAAAAGAAAAATGCATATTAGAACTAATAATAACTATGGATAAGAAAATATTACATAGTAATAAAACATTCAATATATTAGAAAAACAGAAATTTTTAAATAATTTAAGACATGAAATAAAGAAAAAGCGATTATTATTAGACGAAGGAAAAGAAAAATTTGGTCTTGATGAAATGTCACAACTTACTAAGGTAAAAAACACATCGCAAGTAAAAGGTTATCCTTTTGTTATTACTAAAAAAAATTACAAAGATACCAATAATTTAAAAATTGCATTAAAGATTGTACCTATAGAAAATAAATATGAAAAAAGTGAGCATCCATGCAATTTAGAAAATTTAATATTAAAGGAATTAACGGAAAACATTGTAAATAAAAATATTTCCCCGCATATCACACATTATTTAGGAACTCAAAAAGTCAGTAATAAAAATAAAGCTATAAAACATTTAAATCTCAAAAAACTAGAAGTAGAATTAAAAATTAGAACACATTCTAATATGTTGATTTCAGAATATGTAAGTGGTGGTAGTTTAGATAATTGGATATTTAATACATATGAAAATGATGAAGAAATTTCAGATTATCAATGGAAATGTATTGTGTACCAATTAATATATACTATCGCTATTATGCAACATTATTATAAATTAGTTCATAATGATTTTCATTATGGAAATATTTTGATAGATACGTCAATTAAACCTGAAGGTTATTTAGTTTATGAAATTTATGATAAAAAATATTATTTAAAAAATACTGGTATAATGTCTAAATTATGGGATTTTGAATTTGCAATGGTTTATAGTGATAAAATAAAAGGTTCGTATGCTAATAAATTTATAACTGGTCCGTACAAATATGACTATAAATTACATGAAACCATAGTAGATGATAATACTTATTCTGATGTTAGTGAAGATGATTGTAATGTTCCTTATAAATACAACGAATACTATGATTTACATTATTTTTTAACTTCATTATTAGATTTATATATATCCCAAGATCTATTTGATTGGATTATGAAAATCTATCCAGACGAAGTTATTCCAGAAGAAGAATCATCTACATCAAGTGACGACAGTGACGACAGTAACGACAGTAACGACAGTAACGACAGTAACGACAGTAACGACAGTAACGACAGTAACGACAGTAACGACACTAATGATAGTGATACAAGTAGCGAAATTAAAGAAAGTAATTCAAGTATTATTTCTTCTACACTTTCTAATTCATTATCAAGTCATACTTCTTCAAATTCGTCAAGTTTAAGCGATTTAAGTTCAGATGATTCTTCAAATAAATATGTTTGCGAAGGGCGTTTAATAAACGGTGTAGAAGAAATTTTCAAATTGCCAACACCAAAAGAATTACTATTAAATGATTTTTTCAAAGACTTTATGGTTAAACCAGATGATTTTGATGAGGAAAAGGCAATTTATTTTAAATCAGGGTTTTAATTAAAACAAAATAACACGTGTATTTTAAATTATTTTTTTAATGTTTTTAAATAATAACAAAATAATGGATAGTAATGAAAAAATGTCAACTAAAATAGATGATTTACCAATTGTAATTGTACAAGAAGAAAAGAAACAAGAACCAGTAAGTGAAAAATTAAACGAATCAACTGAAATAAAATATGAAATTAAAAAGAAAGACGAACCTCTACAACAAAAATTTTCATTATTTAACACTATTAAAAAAGAAGTAAATGAAGAAAATTTATTATTGTTTGCCTTATTTTTCATATTAAATACTATTGACATAAATCAATATATTGCAGCTATACCATTTTTAAGTCAATATATATTAAGTTCATGGAATTTTATTCTTATTAAAAGTTTAATTTTCTTATTACTATATATTCTTCTTAAAAATTTTTTACTTCCAAAAATTCAAATTTAACTCTTAATTTCTTAATTTAAAAACTTGTATAATATATATACAAGTATTATGAATATAAAAGACATAATAGATTCAAAATATACACAAATAAATAAACGACATATTAAGTTACATAAAATAATTGATGATAATGATTTATTAGTTTCTTATCAATATAATACTATACATATTTTCGACAGAAACGATATTGCATATTTACATAATAATAATCTACATATATATTTTTACCAAACACCAAGAACTGATTATTATGAAAAATATTTAAAATTATATAATGATTTAGATAATTACATTTATCCATATTTAAAAAATAAAACAATAGAAGAAATACAACAAGAAGACTGTTATGAAATAAAATATAAAAATAAACTATTTAATGAAAATTCCGAAAGGCGAATTTCATTTATAATTAAATTAGAAAAAGAAGAAAACGAGTATTATTTATGTTATTATATGAAAAATACGATTTTAAAAAATATAACATTTAAAAAAAGGTTTATATTAAAAGAATTATTATCTAATCTTGAAAAACAAAAATTATTAAATGTACATGACGAAAATTTAGAGAATCTTATGAATCCATATAACTATATAACTCAAAATAATACAAGTGAAGATCATTATTCACACGAAATTTTAAAAAATGACGTTACTTTATATAATTATCAAAAAAATGATATAAATTGGATGATAAATTTAGAAAACATGATTATTAATAATGAAAATCATATAGATTATAAATATTCTATCATTCAACCAGTTTTAAATAACGAATATGTATTAATAAATGATCAAATTATGCCAGCTACTTTCATTAATACAAATTACAATACAACTGAAGAATTTTATTTTTATGGTGGTAATTTAATATCAGAAGTTGGTTTAGGCAAAACAATTATTATGTTATACCATATATTAAATGATAAACAATTTATAGAAAAAAGGGAATCATTTAATAAATTTGTAGAATTTTCATATAATTGTAATTATTTTTATAAAAGAGGAACCAACAAAGGATTGGCGTGTGATAAAGAATGTATAGATAATAAATTATTCTGTAAAGAACATGACAATACATTATTCGTAGATAAAAGGCATATTATTTATAAAAATTTATCAGAATTTAATCCTGATGATTTTATATGTAAAAAATTAAATAAAATAAAGTTAAATAGTACATTAATTATATGTCCAAATCATTTATGTGACCAATGGGTAAGAGAATATTATGAAAAATTTAAAAATGATAAAAGAGTACTTTTATTAATTACAAAAGATCAATTTAATAATTTAACATTAGGCGATTTATTATTTTCAGATATAGTTATTACATCATATAATATATTGACATCGAAATGGTATATTGACTTGTATGCATACGACTCCCTTTCAAATAATATAAACAACTTTAAATTAAATAATGATTTACCATTAAGACAAGACCAAATTGTTAAATTATTTTTAGAAAAAAAGGAATTCAATGAATTTTCATTATTTCATTGGAATAGAGTCGTATTAGATGAAGCTCATGAATTAACAAAAATATATAAGTATAATTATTTAAACAAATTCATAAATGATTTATCAAGTAATTTTAAATGGAATATAACAGGAACTCCATTTTCAAATGGATTAGAAGGATATTTAAATTTAATGAAATATAATACATCATTCAAAGTTAATAACAATATTTCAAATTTTACATATACACATTTGTTAAATCTACATTTAAATTCAGATATTATATTAAAATCACGTTTTTTATTTAAAAGAAATACTAAAAAATATATAGAAAATGAAATACAGCAAAATATAATAAATCAATACTTGAAATTATTAGAATTTACAGATGAAGAAAGGTCTATTTATTCAAGTTATGAAAAAGGAAATAAAACAAAGTTTTCAGAATTTTTAATAAAATTATGTTGTCATTGTGAATTGAATGAAAATACAAAAACATTAATAAAGAAATGTCAATCATTAAACGAAATCAAACACGCACTTTTAGATTATAATAAAAACGAACTAGAATCCTTAAATAATAAAAAAGAATTATTAATTAATAATTTAAATAAAGAAACCACAAAATTAGAAAATTTAGAAAATGATATATCTATTCGTATCCAAAATATAAATTTTTCTTTACCAATGCCTTTTGTTAGTGATTTAATTGAAATTTGTAAAAACAATATATCAAATTATAAAAGGCAAATTACAACATTAAACAAATCGATAGACACGATAAATAGAACTTATAATTATTTAAAAAAGTCTGTCGAGTCAACAGAAAAAGAAACATGTACTATTTGTCTTGATACAATTAATGAAGTAGAAACAACTATAACAAAATGTGGTCACAAATTTTGCTGGGATTGTATTCATGGTTTATTTACATTAAATGTGGCAAGAAATTGTCCAAATTGTAAAACGCCATTAAATATCAATGATATTTATTTATATTCAAATGATACATCTACGAAAATCAATAATAATGAAAACATAGAATTAAACGATATAATTCAAGAAGTTAAATCTACAAAAATAGGTAATATAATATATTTTTTAAAACAATTAATGAATAGTGAGAATATAAATAATAATAATAAAATTATTATATTTTCACAATGGGACACATTATTAGAAAAAGCTGGTGATTTTTTAGAAAAATACAATTTACAAATTACACATTGCAAAGGGACAGTTTATCAAAAAAAAAGAGCAATAAAAGAATTCTCAACAAACAAAGATAAAAATATTATAATGTTATCATCGCGTTTTGCAGCAAGTGGTATAAATTTAACGATGGCTAATAAAATTATACTATTAGAACCAGTTTATGGTAATAAAGAATACAGAACAAATATTGAAAATCAAGCTATTGGAAGAAGTGATAGAATTGGGCAAAAAAAGCCAATAGATGTATATAGATTTATAATAAAAGATTCAATAGAAGAAGATATTATAAATGATAATATAAAAGAAGATGAAATTCCACATATAACATTTTAAGTAATAACTAATAAGAAAAAAACTAAATTATAATTTAATTTATAAATATATAATTATGGATAAAAAATTATATATATTAAAATTTGGCGGCACATCTGTTGGAAAACTTGATGGTATAAATAATATAAAAACAATATTGAACAAAGAAAATGAAAATAATATAATAAAATTAGTTGTTGTATCGGCTGCATGTGATTCTACAAATATGCTTGAAAATTTATATTTAACAATTGTTAATAATGAAAAAGAGAATTTTGATAATTTATTAGAAAATTATAAATTACATGAAAATAATTTAAATAAATCATTAGAAATAGATGAATATAATGATTATTTTACAGATTTAAAAAATACATTTGATAATTATAGAAATCAAGAAATAAAACAAGATAAATTAAAAGATTATATTTTATCATTTGGAGAATTAATATCAATGAATAGATTATATGACTTTTTATTAAAAGAAAACAATAATCAATCTACAAAGATATTAAAAATTCCATCGTGGGATTTAGGATTTATTAGATTTGAATATTTAAATTTTTCATTTTCGGACACATTAATACAAAACAAATTGGAAAATGTTATTCAAGAAAATTCTTCATTTAATAACATACACATTATTACAACTGGTTTTATAGCAAAAAATAAGAATCAAGAAATAATAACATTAGGACGCGGTGGAAGTGATTTATCAGCAACGTTATTTGCAAAAGCATTAAACCCAATACATGTACAAATTTGGTCGGATGTACCTGGTATAATGACATCAAATCCAAAATATATTAAAAATACAAAATTAATTAACAATTTAACATATAACGAAGCATTAGAATTATCATTTTTCGGTGCTAAAATCTTACATCCTGAAACAATAAAACCTATATTAAAACAAGAAATTCCAGTTTATATATTAAATACATTTGATTTAAATTCTAAAGGAACTATTATAACTAAATTTAATAAATCCGAAAAAAGAACATCTATTGTAAAATGTATATCATATAATGACGAAAATACTATAATTTATATAGAACCTAAAAATACATATATAACAAATAATTTTATATGTGATGTATTTTTAATGTTAAATAACATGGATATAAAATGTTCTATGATATCATTTTCCAAAACAAGTTTAAGTATATGTATTAAAACAGAATATAAATCAGAAAAGTTATTGCAAACTTTAACCTTTAATAATACAAATAATATAGTATACACAGATAAAATAGGTGTTGTATGTGTAGTTGGCGAATCATTATATGAATTACAAGGAATAGCGTCTAAAATCTTTTCTACTGTTTCTGATTGTAAAACAAACATAGAAATGATTTCGCAAAGTGTTTCTCAAACAAATATTTTATTTGCAATAAAACAAGATAATATATCAAATGTTGTTCAAAAAATACATGATAAATTTTGTTTATAGTTTATAGTTTATACTTTGTATCAAGTATAACATGTGGACTTTATTGTTTTCTAAAAATAAAATCATAAAATAAAAATAATATTATATAATAAATGAAATTCATTCATTTAAATATAAATAATCAAACATATTTTCAACATTTTAAAGATGCGATTGCATATTCATTTGATTCATTTAAATGTTCATTTTATTTTTTAATACATGCAATTTACCCAGATTTATTTATAACAAAAGGATCTGAGGAAATAACTAAATTAAATGAAAAAATTAAAGAAAAATATAATTCTATAAAATCAAAAGCTGATAATAAAGTACTATAAAATTAATTTCTTGGTCTAAATATTTGATTTCTAAATTTATTCATTTTCTCGTCTCTTATTATAAAAGTACTTAATTCATCAAACGAATCACCAAATAATCTATGAATTATATAATATATAGAATAAATGCCACATTCGCTATTTTCTAATTGATGAGTTATATTATTTATTAAAATTTTAAAATTATAATTATATTTTTCTGATATTTTTACATTTATAGACTCTATAAATTTCAAAATATATTTATTTGGTGTATTTCCTAATGAATCAAAATATTCAATTGTTTTACTATTATGATCTATATATAATGCAACCCAGTGACTACCACTTTGATTATGTTTATCTAAATTAAAAACAAATCCAATTCGAGAATAATTTAAAATATCTTTATATATATCTTTAAGCATTTTTTTTGGAATAATTTTATAAAAATCACTTGGTAAAGCCCCAACAAATTTAAAATTTTTATCAAGTTTTTCATATTGTTTTAATACATAATTAATGTCATTTGTACTTAACCATGAATATTGATACATAGTCATTTTAGGTTTAAATGTAAAAAATTTGATTTTTTTTCTAAGATTTTTATCAGATATAGAGTCCACGAATTTTAAATCTATCCAGCAATATTCATATTTACAAACATTTTTCAATCTATTATATATTTCATTCCACAAGTTTTGTTTTGTATTATTTTCATTTAAATTAATTAAATTTAGATTATTTTTATTGTGTTTACTATGATTATTGTGTTTATCATATTTTTTTATATATTTATTAAAAGCATCTGCGATGCTAACAAGTTCTTCTTGTGAAAAACAAGTAAAATGATCACTTGTATTAATATTTGGTGAACAATAATTCATACTTGATATAAACAAATAATAAAATTATTTTAATTTACGTTTCTTTATAAATTTTTAATTTCACTATATTATAATTATGAATTTAAAATGTCAAATCTGCAAATATTTAATTTTAGAAACGAGAATTAAAGATATATTTATTTGCACAAATTGTTTTCATGTGGTTAATTTAAATTGTCAATTGGAATTAGGCTCAGAATCTTTAGGCAATATCTATATATTCAATAAAAATAATAATGTAAATATATGGATTGATTTAATTCATAATTTAACAAATTGTAAATTAATATTTGATTGGTTAAAATATATTGAAATTGATTATGGTAATAATTTTAATGTATTTATAAAAATTCCAATTCTAAATACACAATATAAATATAAACAATATTTTAATTTAAATTCGTTAAAATTATTATGTGAAAATAACGATTTTAATATTATTGATTTATATAAAGGAAATATAGATGAATTATTTTATATTGTACAAATTAAAAAAAAGGATATCGTATGCTATAATAGGAATTTTAACATATATAAGTATATTTATGACGAAATGTTATTAAATACATATGATTTAGATTATTACATATAATTCACAAAAATTGAAATTTTTTATTATATATTCTTAAAAAAATGAACAATGAATTTTTATTATGGTTAGATATAGAAACATCTGGATTAGATCCATTGAAACATGAAATAATTCAAATAGCATATATATTAACTGATTTTTCAATAACCAAGGTGTATGATAAAAAAGAATATATAATTAATCCAATAGATCCATATGATCTATTAATATCTAAAATGGATACTTGGTGTTTATTACATCATTCTAAAAATGGTATTTTAGAGAAGGTAAAAGATTCTACAGATTCTGAGTCATTAATTAATATTGAAAATAAAATTTTAGAATCACTTAATAGTCTATTACCTAATAATTCAGTGATTTATTTAGCAGGAAATTCTGTTCATTTTGATAAAATGTTTATAAATCATTATATGAAAAAATTATCAGATAAATTATCACATAGAATATTAGATGTATCATCTTTTGCTATTATGTGTAAAAATTTAAATCCTATTTTGTATGAAAAAAAGCCTACTAAAGAATATAATCATACAGCTTTATCTGATATTCAAGAAAGTATTCAAGAATATAAATTTTATATGAAATACTTTATTAATTTAAATGAATCTATATAGACACATGTTACCAAAAATAAAAAACTGAAAAATAAATTATAAAATATTATTTTATTTCATAATCTTAATTTATTATACTATATTAAGAACATAATGTCGGCGCTTGAGTATTTAAATGTAATGAGTAAAAAATTATCAAAAGATGATTTGCCAAAAAAATCTGCAGAAAAACCAAAAGATAAAAAACAATTTAAACATGGTAACAATGTAATTTTGAAATTAGGAACATACAAAGGATATTATGGATACGTATATGATTTTTTTCCATCTAAAATTGAACTTGAGATTGAAGATCAACAATATATTAACTCAAAAACGTATGGTGAAAAAAATATAGGAGAAACAATCATGACAGAATTTGGTGATTCTACTATTCTTGAAAAGAAAAACAAAAAATATATATTTAATATTGAAAAATATGAAAAATCAGAAAATGAACAGATAAAACAAGAATTACTTAAGGATATTTTTAAAAATAATCAACCAAAAATAAATAAAATACAAGTTCGTTTAAACGAAGATGATGTATTATATGTGATTCAATACAAGAAAAACAATCAAATTAGATTAGGTTTATTTGACAGTTCAGATGACAAAGTGATAGGTGTTAAACCAATCAAACTTAATTATACAGATGAATCAACAAAAATGGAATTGATTGATGAATTATCAAATAAAATTAAAAATAATGATTTTTACATTTCAAATGTTCAACAAATCAATAAAGAAGATGTATTATTTCCAGAATTATTTTTCATTAAAAAAGGAGAATACGCTGGACAATATGCAACAGATGTACAAACAATTCCTGCACAATATTTGATTACTTATAAAAAACAAATTCAACTTGCTAAAAATCAACTTAAACGCGAAACAACAAAATTATTTAAAGTATTATCTGGACCTTATAAAGGAAAATCTGGAGAATTAATTCGTTATATTCCTGCACATTTAACTATTTATATTGATGCTGCTGGTAAAAAAGTGACCCGTCACATGGTTAAGAAAAATGACGGTTATATTGAAAGAGAAATTTATCCATCTGACGTTTTTTATATGGATTTATTATTAATGAATGGCAATGTATTTGAAGTAAAAGAAATAACAGAAGACAATGTAATAATTGGATTAGAAAAAACTGAACAAGGTCTTATTCCAAAACAAATAACTAAAGAAATGATTGAGTCATTACAACCAGGATTTGCTTTTACACAAGATACAAAGGAAAAAATGGAATTAGAAGAAAATGTATTTTCATACGGGGATCCATCTTATGAAGAAAAAGAATTTGAGTCAGAAGATCAAGATGATGAAGAAAATTTATATAAAGAATTTGAGGAATCTGATCAAGAATTTGATTCTGACATTGAAGAAGAAATCGCCGGAGAAGAATCAGAAGATCAAAAAGAAAAAGATGTAACTACTGATGAAAAAGAATATAAAGCATCATATAAAGATATTGAAAGAGTTGCATTTGAAGGTGTTCAATTAACAAAAGAACAACAAAAAATCAAAAACAGAATTGAAAAAATTACAAATCAATTTGGTATTAATAACTTGAACGAATATAAATTAGTTGAACAAATAGAACAAACAATTCAAAAAATTAAAAATGAATTGAAAAATGCAAAAATGAATTTTTGGAATATTTCTGATGAAAAATATATTATTGCAACACATGTATTGTTTGAGATATTTAAATCAGGGTTTGGTTCAATGATTTCAAATACAGGACAAGATACATTAACTAATTACATTGAAAACTTAATTACTGGTTCTAGAGCTTTTTTCAATAAAAAAGACTATATAAATTCCATTTTTGCAAAATCAGGTTGGTCTAAGATTTTAAGCATAGACGAAAGAGTTTTTAAAACACTTGTGAATTCAAAAGATCAAATTGAAATTCATAAATATATAATGTTAAATTGTATTGCACTTATTGAAAATTATTATGGAAAAGTGAACTTGGAAGCAAAGACTAGTGAAGAACAAGAGATTATTGCACTCGGAAAAAGAAAATACGAAGACGAACCGAAAACACGTATTACAATCAAAGATATTTTTACACAAAATGTTACAAAAGATGCAAATACTATTCTATGGGGATTATCTTATCAACCATTGTTGGAGAAATATAAAAGAAAATTAATTGAAAAAATCAATGATCCAAAATCAAATAAAACTACAAAAATAATTTATGATTATATTCTTCAAAATATTGAACGTGGTATTTTTGAAATCCCACAGATGGAAAAAACATATCAACAAACCAATTCTCAATTGGATAAATTAAAATATGAGAAATTAACAAAAATTTGGGAAAGTTTATTATCTGATGTTGAAATAATTTATAAAAAATTAGAAAAAGAAAAACAAGAAAAAAGAAAACGTCTTGAAAAAGAAAGACAAGAATTACTTGAAAGAAGAGAAACTATTAGCGCAACAAAAAGACTCAGGTCTATGGGTCTTGAAGACGAAGAAGAAGAATCTATTGAATTAAAACAAGAAAGAAAGTATCCTGCTTATTTAGAAAGAATGGCTAAAAAATATAAATTGTAAGAAAGTTAAGAAATTTTAAGTAGTTAAATCATTATAAAAATTATTAATTTTGTTAATAACAATTAATAAAATTAAAATTTATAAAATTTAATAATAAAACACATTATTTAATTCATGTATAGTTTGGCGATTTTTGGGTTTTTGTTTAATTTTACTACATGTCCATGTTACAAAAGAAATTATAAAAATCAATATTAAAAAACATCCAATGCCAAGACCTACATTTTTAAGAATATCAAATTCTTGATCAGTTAAAAAAAATACACTATTTGGATTTTTTGAAATATTTCCATTTGTCTGTGTTGGAACAATGTTTTCAGTTACAGAAGAAGATATACTTACACTTGGTACAATTGGTTCAACACTTGGAACGGAAGTCAAAATTGTTTGCACAACACTTGAGGCGGTAGTTTCAATAGTAGAATTCATTAATTATAATTTTCATTTAATTTTTTTCATTTTTTTTTCTGTTTTTAACTTTTTAATTTTTGGATTTGTATTTCTAAATAAAATTAAAAAAAAAAATGAATTATCTTTTCCACATTTATATTTTAACTTAAAAACAATTAAATAAAATGAACATTTGCATTCTCGGCGTTGGTTATGTAGGAGAACATTTATTGGAAACATTTAAAGAAAAATATAATGTAATTGGTGTTGATATTAGCGAAAAACGTATTTCTGTTTTAAAAAATAAATATAAAGATGTACATTTTCAATCAAATTATATTAATTTAAATCATTGTGATGTATTTTTAGTGTCAGTTCCAACACTTGTTAAAGATAATGAAGATATTGATTTATCATGTTTGCTGTCCGCCAAAGAGTCATTATTGAAAATTGCAAAACCTGGTTCTTTAATTGTAGTTGAAAGTTCGGTTTATGTTGGTGCCACAAGAGAAATTTTTGGAGAATTTATTGAAAAAGGGATTTATGTTGGATTTTCGCCAGAACGAGTTGATCCTGGACGTATTGAACCAAAAATGAAAGATATTCCAAAAGTTGTATCTGGTCTTAATATTGAATCATTAGAAAAGATTAAAACTATTTATGGAAAAGTAATTAAAAATATTGTTCCAGTTTCATCATCAGAATGCGCCGAAATGTGTAAATTATATGAAAATTGTTTTAGAATGATTAATATTGCCTATGTAAATGAAATTTCAGACATGTGTGATTATTTAAAAATTGATACACGTGAAATGATTAATGCATCATCAACTAAACCTTTTGGATTTATGCCATTTTTTCCTGGTATTGGTGTAGGTGGTCATTGCATTCCAGTTAATCCATTTTATTTGTTTAAAAATGGAACATTGCCTGTTCTTAAATATTCAACTGAACTAATGAAATTAAGACCAAAAAAAAAAGTAAAAGAAATTATTATTAAAAATTCTGATTGTAAAAATATTTTAATTGCAGGTATTGGTTTTAAAAAAGGCGAGAGTTTGACTACCAATTCACCTGGATATGAAATGTGTAAAGAATTTAAAAATAAGGGGTTTAATATTCATGTATATGATCCTATTGTACAAAATGAATATACAAAAAATGATGTTGATTTTTTGCATGTGAAAGACTTTACATCTGAAAATTTAAATAAAAAGTTTGATTTAATTGTTATTAATTATTTGCCATTATCAGATGATATAAATCAAATAAAAGAAAGTAATGTTAAATTTATAAGTTTTTAATTAAAAAATTATAAAAAACAAAAAAAAAAAAATTTTTAGCCCCGAAAGGGGCTTTTTTTCGTTAAGTTGTAAATGAAAAATTACTTATTTCTAAAATAAATATTCCTTTTTATAATTTCTTTTAATACAGTATTCTCTATACCTAACTCTTCTTGTAATTTCATCATTCCTCGCGTTTCTTTTGGTAAACAACTTAGTCCATATCCAAATTTACCATCATCCCCTGGAACACGAGTACCGTATTCTCCAATTCTTTTGTCTAAATTAAACATATTTTTTAATTTATTATAATCGATACCCAATTTCTCAGATATTTCATAAATTTCATTAAAATACCAAACTTTAACTGCCAAGTTAACATTTAACGTATATTTAAATAACTCACACTCTTTATAAGTCTTCATATAAATATCAATATTTTTATTATGATTATACAAATGTCTAAATAAACTTAATATATCAGAATAATATTTCATGTCTATGTTTGGTGGAAGTCCTACAAGAACAAACTCTGCATTATACATATCGTCTTGAAATGTGGCTTCACGTAAAAATTCTGGTGATAAAATAATATCAATATTTTTATAAGTTTCATTAAATTTATCACATGAACCTGGAACTAAAGTACTTTTAATAATAACTTTTGTCTTTTTTTTTATAATATTATTTAATTTATCTAAAATCGAAGTAATAATAGATAAATCACACGATTCATCTTCTTTACTCGGTGTTGGTACAGCTATAAAATAATAATTTATATCATTCTTGCTTTCAGAAAAACTAACTAATAATTCTAAATCTGTTGTAAAATAGTCATAACCTGCTCGTTTAATGTCTACATCACATACGTTAAATTTAACTTTATTTTTTTCACATAAATATCCTACAGCACTACCAACATAACCATATCCAATAATGTTAATTGAATCAAACATTATTTATATAAATAATAATACTGTTTTTAAATTAATTTAATTAAATTCTGTAATTAACAGAATTTGCAATAATATCTTTTTTAAACATTTATAAACCATAATTACTACTTCAACTGAAAAAAAAAATTGAATTTTATTTTCAAATATTCATTTTTGAATCAACATGGTTTTCTTGTCTAAAATGTCTCATTTCAATCAAAAGTTATTTATCTTGGGAGTATGGTTATGTATTAATTTGGCGTTAATTATTCCATGTATAATATTTACGCAATATTGGTACATTTTTATTGTTCCCTTGTCATTGTCCACTTCTTTTAATTGTTTGTCTGTCTTTCTTATTCTTGCTGTCAGAATTAAAAATTTATTTATTAAACCAAAAAAAGCAGAAAAATCTGAATATAGTAAGAAATCAATTGCGTTTTTAGTTCCATGTTATAATGAAAGTGAAAAAGAATTGACTAATACAATTGATAGTTTGAAAGCCCAAACAGAAATTGAAAATAATAAGAAAATGCTGTTTGTTGTTTGTGATGGTCATATTAAGGGTCCGGACTCAGATACAACAACTAACAATATTTTGAAAACAATGTTCAAGGATCAAATCAAGGAATCAAAATACTTTGAAAATGCTTATTCAACATGGTCTGATGAAAAAAATGGATTGGAATTGCTTTATGGTTATACTAACGATATTCCATTTATTCTATTTATTAAAGACAATAATGTTGGAAAACGAGATAGTTTAGTGTTAGTAAGAAGTCTCGTTTATAATTTCAGCAAAGGGTTGTCAAATTCCTCATTGTCTTCTGAATTTGAAACGTTTTTTTCAAGATGTGTTCTTGAATCTGGAATTGAAAATTTTGATTATATTGTTGGTACAGATGCAGACACTGTATTTGACAAAGAATGTACATCAAAACTATTGGAAGAAATTGATTGGGATCCAAATACACATGGCGTTGTAGGATTTGTTCATGTATCTCCACAAATGCCAAAATGGTCTCTTTGGACAATTTATCAATTTTCTGAATATATTATCGCAGAATGTTTGAGAAGAGTACAACAATCTATTGTAACTAATAAGGTTAGTTGTCTTTCTGGATGTGTTCAAATTTTGCGCGTTTCAGAAGAAACATGTGGTGAAAAAATTCTTAAAGAATTTAACAAATGTCCTGAAAAAGATGATAATGTTTGGAGACATATTCTTTCTTTTGCAAGTGAAGATCGTAATCATGTTTGTATAATGTTGCATATGTATCCACATGTTAAAACAAGACAAAGTCTATGGGCAAAAGCATACACAACAATCCCAACAAGCATTTCAGTTTTTAAATCACAAAGACGTAGATGGTCACTTGGCGCAACAAGCAATGATATACTACTTACCTATAAGTCTGGTATTAATTTGTATGAAAGAATTGGTGCAATGTTTAATGTACTTACTTATGCGATGTCATTGTTTATTTTTGTGGCCACTATTCTATTCTATTACACTATCTTTACTAATCCATCTATCATCATGTTATACTTGTCAACTGTGATTTTTATCCCTATTCTCTACGAAATTTGTATCATCTTTTGGTTTCCATTTGACAACAAAACTGATATCTTTAGATTCTTATTGGGTCTGTTGATTTATTTGATCTTTGGCGCACTTATAAATATTATGATCAGTGTATATAGTTTGGCAAATGTTGATTGTTTCAAATGGGGGAAAACAAGAATTGCAACTAACAATCAAGAAACACAAGCAATTGAAATGTCAGAAGTCATTATTCAAGAATAAACTAAAATAATATAGTCAATTAAAAATACAAAAAAAAATATAAATTAAAATAGTCAATGAAAAATACAAAAAAAATTATAAATTAATTCGTCAATAAAATAGTCAATGAAAAATACAAAAAAATTAACCCCGAAAGGGGTTTTTTTGTTTCGAGTCTATTTTAAATACAGGATAATTCCGTGTATGATGTATAAATCTGTAAGATATGTAAAAAAATCTAAAATTTTATCCCACGATTGATATTGGTATGAAAAATATGGATAATTATCAAATATATTAAATCAAGTTGATCAGTTACAAATGGTAAAAACGTATATATAAATAATTTATATTGTACAGGTACATTAAAATGTATTATTGTAATTAATATAGCTCTACGAAGCGAAATGTTTATAAAATTCATCTATTCAAATGCATCCCAGATGCGAGTGCTATTTTACAAATATGTTCTAATCTTTCAGTATGTTCAAACGCACTCCATGCATCCTTAGCAATAGCTATGATTCCATGACGATCCAAGCCTATAATATCATAATCTACATTTCCAGTTTCTTTATCAAGTCCCAATGACAAAATTGATGAAAAAGCCAATTCTTTACAAATTGGAGGAATAATCGGAACACTTGGTCCAACGCGTGTATATCTATTAATTTCTGGGAAATCCTGTGCTATTTTTTGTAAATCAATTCCGGCATACATAGCAGAAACTATATAAGTTGGATGTAAATGTAATACAACACGATTTTCAGGAACAATTCTTTGTAATAATGCATGTAAAGCCAATTCACCACTTGGTTCTAACCCAACTAATTTTCTTTGATAATCATCATCAACTCTAATAAGATTTTTCCATGGTTCTTCACATGTTTTATAATCATCAATAAATTTTAATTTAAATATAAGTTCTGCATTTAAATGTTGTTTTCTTACACCACTTGGTGTTATATATAAATATTCTTCGTCTTTTCTTCTATATGATGCATTGCCATCTCTTGTAGATATCCAATTAAGTTCATATGCTTTTTTAAGCACGTCACAAATCGTATCCAACATTTATAATTCTTGTATAAAAATTAATTTAACTATATAAACGAATTATATATTATTTTAAAAAATTGAAAAATAATCAAATTACAAGAAATTTACAAATGGTACCATCAAATTTTCGTTTAGGTTATGCATGTATTTGCACAGAATTACGTAAACAAAACATTTTTTCTTCAAGGACTTTGCGTTTAAGTACTTTAAAAGCAAAGACTAATTCTTTTGCCAAAGAACTCGCCACTCAAAATTTAAAAGACCTTTTAACCATGTTAGAATGGAACAAAAAAAATGATATTTATTTTATGAGATTAAGTTCAGAAATATTTCCATTTGCAGTACATGAAGAATATGGATATTCTCTTGATTTTGCAGATACTTTACTTAAACAAATTGGAAATTACGCAAAGGAAAATAAGATGCGGTTAACTATGCATCCCGCTCAATTTAATGTTTTATCAAGTCCTTCTCAAAAAGTAGTAGAAAATTCAATTAAAGATTTAAATCATCATTGTGATATATTAGATAGAATGGGTCTTGACCAAGACAGTGTTATGATAATTCACGGTGGTGGTGTCTATAATGATAAAAAGAAATCAATTCAAAGATTTAAAGAAAATTTTAAAAAATTACCAGAAAATACACAAAAAAGACTTGTTATTGAGAATTGTGAAATGGCTTATAAGGTTGAAGACTTACTTGAAATAAGTGAAGAACTGGATATTCCAATGGTTCTTGACTTTCACCATGATGATTTAAATCGGTCAACTAATCAAATTAGTTCTTATTATGATCGTGTTTTTAGTGTATGGAATAAAAGAGGAATTAAGCCAAAGGTTCATGTAAGCAATAGTATTCCAGGTATATCTGAAACGGATACAATAACAGCGCGAAGAAAACATTCAGATTATATTAAATTCTTTCATAAAGAACTTTTAAAAATTACTTTTCCAATTGATGTCATGTTGGAATGTAAAATGAAAGAACAAGCTATTTTACAATTAAGAAAGGTATCTACAATTGAGTCTTTAGAATCTACACCAGAAGAATCGTGGTCATTTAACACGATAGATACTGTAGAATCTAAACTTGAGTACCAAGAATCTCTCAACACTGTAGAACCCAATATTAATATAAATGACGAACAAGAAATAAATTTATGTAATGATTTTAAGAAATTAGAATTAAAAAATGTTTTAAAACACTCAAAAACAAATCACAAAAAAAATATTTTAAAAGAAACATCATTAAAAAATGCTCATATTTATTGCAAAATAAACAAGTTGTCAGGACAAGTTACTGGTCCTTTAATAGAAATGTATATAAAAGAACATTATAAAATGAATAAAAACAATGCATCATTATGCGTTGGCGACTTACAATATAATAATACAAATATAGAATTAAAAGTATCAAATGGTGGAAAAGAGAATAATAAATTTAATTATGTACAAATTAGATTAAATCATAAATGTGATTATATATTAACGGCATACTATATAAACGAGAAGAATATAAATGATTATGGTGAATTATTTATATTTAAATTAAACAAAGACACTATTAAAAATATGATAGAAAAATATGGCGGTTATGCACATGGAACTGTTAAAAAACTTGGACAAATAAAAAAAGAAGATTTAAATGATCCAAATAATAACAAAGAATATGCACTTCGTACAAAATATGGTGATAAATGTTGGAATGCATTATTAGAATATAGAATTAAAGACATTTAAATATTTTTGTAAAGTTCTACCAATTCTGCTCTACCAATTGAATTTTGTCTTGCTGTATTTACACTATTAGAATAATCTATTTTTTTAAAATTAGATATTAATAACTTTTTATTAATATTACTTTTTATCCAATGCCAACTTTTGGGTCTTAATTTATCCAAGTCTTTTTCAATTATTTCTCCGCATTTTCCGCCATATGCTCTTAATGCAAAATCTGCACCTATTGGTGGTGTTGGTTGCCCATTATTGTCTTTTGGGCCAAATGATAAAAATTGCCAATCAGAATGTGTTGTATCTAATTTAATTTTTATTCTTTTAATTGATGTTTTTTCCCATATTTGAAAACAACATTTAACCATCATTTTTGGTGTAAAACTACAAGGATTCATTGGTATATCTTCATCATATATTAATTTAAAATTTAAATCTAATCTATTTTGAACACTTACTTTTCTAAAAGTTTTTGGAATTATAAAGGCTATTACATTTGCAAATGTAGACGCATGATTAAAAAATTTTATAGCTAAGGAACTCACGCGTCCAAATGGCGGGTTCCCTATAACAAGTACACTCTGATTATTATTTTGATTTGGAATATATTCAAAAAAATTTTTTTTTATAATTTGTTTATTATCCGGTTGTATATCCATCCCTAAAGTTTTTTCATTTGGTAATTTAAAATAAAAATTGCCAGAACCGGCACTTGGTTCTATTATTAAATCAAATTTATCAAAATCATAATGTTTATTAAATGATTCTAAACATTTATCTACTATTTCCGGATTTGTATAAAATTTATCTAATCCTTCTTCACGTACTTTGCTCAAATCTTTACTCATTATATTTATATATTTTTATATTTTAATCAATTTTTATATTTATTAATTTTTTTAATTATTAAAAAAAAAATGATTTAAAAATATAATTTTACTATTGTAAGAAATATAAAGTTAAAAATTTTGATACCCTGTTTTGTGATACCTCTTGTAATGATTACAAGAGGTGCCATGTTGAAGTAGTTATCATACCGTTCTTATAAAGCGGAGTTCCGGGGGCAGTACCCGGTGGCACTATTCTTATACCCTATTTTATGATATCTCTTGTAATCATTACAAGAGGTGCCATGGTGAAGTAGTTATCACACCGTTCTTATATTTTTTAGTGAAGCGGAGTTCCGGGGGCAGTACCCGGTGGCA